CCTATGTGCTTCGTGGCGTCAATGCAGAAAAAGCGCTGCTTGCCGTGCTGCGCATGGAGGGTTATCAGCCGACGGCCGCTGCGGCGGGAGGGTCCCGCTTGCGGGAGGGCACCGCCGCTGCGGCCGCTCCGGCTGTTCATACCCCCCCGAGTAACACGGGGGTAAACGAAGTCGGCGGCGGCAGGGGGTTGGAACGGGGCTACCTTGCCGCTTCTGTCCGCATTCAGCGTGGTCTGTCCTTCTTCGGGGTTGCAGCATGACCCCCGACGAAAAGCTTGTCCTCGAAGGTGGACGCATCAAGGTGCTTACGCAAGCCCGCCAGCTCGATGCCGCCCACCAGTCCGGCGTCGTCCTCGATTACCTGCGCTTCACCATGAAGCGCGACGCCATCCCGCATAGCCGGGGCATCCCTCTCGATACCGGCGATCAGGACCTGGCCCGCTTTTTCGCGCTCCAGTTCGCACGCCTGCTCGGCTTCACCCTGGGCATAGACCGACCTGGCCGCGATTACTACGAGTTCACGACAACCATTGAGAACGCGCTTGGCCATGAGGTCGCCAGCGTCTCTGCAGGGGGTGAAGGACAGCGCGGAACCATCTGCCTGACCTTGAAGGGCGAGGGCTGCACCAATGCTGCCCACGGCTGGGAAAAGCGCGTCTACGCGTACTTCGGCGAGTTCATGCCGAAGCTCACCCGCATCGACATGGCCCGCGATTTCTACGATGGCGAAGTCACCATCGAACAGGTCGTCGGCTGCTACTGCGATCACGCATTCAGCTACCAAAAGCGCCTGCCGTCGTACACCCAATACGGTTGCTGGGATGTCTACAACGGCCCTCCCAACAGCCGCACATTCCAGATCGGCAAACGCGAGTCCGGCAAGCTGTTCCGCGCCTACGAAAAGGGCCACCAATTCCGGATCATGGATAGCCGCTGGCTGCGCTGCGAGGTCGAGCTGCGCTCCACCAATCGCGTCATTCCCTGGGATGCCGTTGTCCGGCCGGCCGAGTATTTCGCCGGCGCCTACGAGTTTTGCGCCTGGGCGTGCCAGCACGAAATCGCAGTCAAGGTGCCTACCGCCACGAAGACCGCCGAGCACGGCGTTCAGGCCTGCGTCAACTGGCTGCAGCGCGTCGTCGCACCGACGCTTGTGCAGATCACATCGGCCCTGCCTGACTTCGATTGGCTCGCCGACCTGGTGATTGCTGAGCAGTTCCGCAAGGTCCCGAAGTCACTGCGCGGCTTCAATCATTCGACCATCCAAACCGGACTGCAAAAGGCGTTCGCACGCCTGTCCGAACGCACCCCCAATGCCAGCGCACCGGCCGCTGCCATCGCTTGATCCTGCCGGCTCCGAAAGCAACCATGAAGTTCACTTCCACTCTCACCATCATCGGTATGAAGGCGTCCAAAGGCACGCTGGAAAACGGCAACGCGTACGACAGCACGAAGGTCTACACCCTGGTCGATCTGGACGCCAGTAAGGGCACCGCAAAGGGCGCCGCCAGTGCCGAATACACCCTGGGCGTCGCATCCGAATTCGACAAGTTCAAACACTTGCCTTTTCCTTTTAAGGCAGAGGTCGATCTCGAGATCGTCACCAACGGCAAGACCCAGAAAACCGTCATGCACGAAGTGCGGCCCACTGACCGCGTGAAGCCCGGCCAGGCGGCCTAATCATCGGCGCGCACGGACCGAATTTCGTTCCCGGTACACGCCATGCATATGCACATCGTGCCCCGCTACTACGTCCAAAGCACAGAGGACCACGAGTTCCTTCGCGCGGACGGTGAAGGCGGCGTGGACTACGCGCCGTTGATCGTGAACGCTAGCCCTTTCACCTCGCCGGAAGCTGCAGCAGACGCTGTGCAAGACCACTGCGGCGGACAAGGTGTGGTGTTCCGCTGCTATGAGTTGGAGGGCTCCTGATCCTCACCCGCGTGGCGACGGGCGTTGCCATCGCCGTAACCCTGTGGCTGCTGCGGCATGCCTTCTGAAAGGTCCTATGGAAGACGACGAAGACGAGTGTGAATGCTGTCCTTGGTGCGGGTCGGAGGACGTCGAGGAATGCCAACCCGGTGACGTATTCCTGTGCCGGGATTGCGGTGCCGGTTGGGGTGACGAATGAGCACCCGCTTCCTTGTCTGTACCACCGACGCTAATCCGTGCCCGCTGGATCAGCAGGCATGGCTGAGCGCCGTTGACGCCCTGAATTGGGCCGACATGGGCCTCACCCCTGACCTCATCTTGAAGACCTACGGATGGGGTTTCGGTGCCGTATTCGCGATGTACATGCTGGGAGTGGCCTGCTCGGCCGTCCTGGGGTCCATCCGCAAAGCGTGACGGCGCAAACCGTCGAACCGCTGCCAGTCGGTCACTGGCGATCAAAAAGGAAAAGTCATGTTGAAGAACGCACGCAATTTCGCTCGTAAGTACGGCGCCAAGATCGGTACCGCTGCAACCCTGGCTGCAGGCACCGCAGTCGCCCAGGCACAGGCCGCAGCCAACGGCCTGACCCTCGGCATGGACACGGTCGACCTCGCCGGCGTCGGTGTCAAGGTCGGCGCCGTCATGGTGCTGGTGGTCGGCCTGGCGATGTATTTCAAGGGCGCAGACCTCGGCAAGCGCGTGGTACGCAAGGTCTAAGGCTAGGCCATGCTGAGCGGCGCACTCATTGCCCTATTTCTGGGCCTCATAGCCATGCTCGGTGGGCTGAGTGCTGCCGCATTTGTTTTCGCAGTTCGGACCCACCTATGAACCGCTGGCTCCTCCTGCTTGCGCTGCCGCTTATTGCAGCCTGCATCGCACCCCGCGCCCACGCGGCCGGCACCTTCTCCCGTACCACGATGGATGGCGTCGAATACGTCATCACCGGCAACTCCGCCACCATGCGCCCCACTGGCCGATCTAGCGGTTTCGGTGACACCGGCCCTACGACCGGTACCGGCAGGATGCCCGGAACTCCGGTGGGTAGTCCCTCCGCAGGGGGATTCGGGCTTGCCAAAGCGGAGGGCGGCATCGCTGCCAGCACGCGCGGAAAGCTCCCGCTCGCCAGCAAGATCGGCGCTGCCATTGACGTCACCGTCAAGCACAAGATTTCAGCCAAGAGCATCGCCAAGGTCTTGACTACCCCAGGTGGCGTCATTGGCCAGCTGGTACTCGGCTACGGTATCAAGCAGTTGCTTGATGAGGCCTGCGTCCGGCTCATGGGCGGGACTCTTCAGATGAATGCCGCCCAGACGTGGGAGGAGTGCGTCAGGAAAGAGGGTGGAATTCCCAGCACGATGTACTACTCAGGCGGCAAGTGGTACTCAGACCCATTGGCGGCATGCCAAGCCTACGTCCCGTCTAGCAATGGCTATGTCCGCCGGGGGTCCTCCATCATGTGCACTCGGAACAGTCAATACTTGGTGCCGGTCGATGAGCGCTTGGTATGCCCAGACTCCTCTGACCCTTCAGGCTTCAGCCAGGTCGACCCTGGCACGTCCTGTCCCGGAGGGGGCGAAATCACTTGGCGTTCGACCGAACCTGATTCAGTCGCGGACAAAATTGAAAGTGCGATCCCCGAATCGAACAGCCTTCCGGATGTTGCACGCGAGATTCTTGGCAATGGCGGCGAACTTCCTGTTGATGGCACTGAGGTGACTGGCCCTGCAACCGGCACTCCTACTGAGGCGGAGAAGAAGGACGAGACGACGAATCCCGATCCCCAGCCAGGCAATCCGAACGCCACCAGCAAGACGGAAACGACGACCAAAGAGAAGACGACCGACAAATACAACTACGACAAAGACAAGGTCACCCGCAGCGAAGACAAGCAGACCGAAACCTGCACGAAGACCACCAGCGGCGCAGGCGTCACGACTGTCGGGTGCAGCAACACCAGCACCACTACGCAGAACCCGAAAACGGACGACACGCCACCCACGGATACCGATTTGCCCGAAGTCCCGGAGCTGTACAAGCAGAAGTATCCCGAGGGCATGACGGGCGTGTGGAACAAGCGCAAGGACGAGCTCAAGGGTACGAAGATCATCGCGGCTATCCCGAAGTTCATGCCCCCTGTGTCGTGGGCTGGTGGATGCCCTGGCCCCATGTACATCACGCTCGATGTCGGCATCGTCAACTTCGGCCAGTTCGATGCCTCGCCCCCCTGTAACGTCTGGACCTTCTGCGGCGTCGTCATCGTGATTTCTGCGCTCCTGCTCGCCCGCTCACTCGTTTTCGGGGGCTGACATGGCAGCAGGTTTCACGATGCTGCTGGCGAAGATCGCCGCCATCGCGTCATGGTTCGGAAAGCTCTTCGTCGGCGTCTTCAAGTCGCTCTGGCACGTTGTCACCGACATGTGGTGCTGGGCTTTCGATGGCGTGCTGAGCGTTGCGGTAAGCGCAGTCAACGCCGTCGACTTGGCCGCGCTGGACGCCTACGCCGGCACATGGAGCGGCCTTCCGGCAGAGCTTATTCCTGTACTCAGCGCCCTGCGTGTTGGTGAAGCCGGCGCGATCATCGCAGCCGCCATCGGCATTCGGATCGTGCTGCAACTTATCCCGTTCACTCGTCTCGGAAGCTAGCAAATGATCAACGGTCTAGAAGGCATCCCAGGCTCGGGCAAGAGCTACGAAGCAGTCGTCCATCACGTGCTGACAGCGCTTCAATCAGGCCGCAAAGTCGTCACGAACCTGCCCCTTAAAAAGGACATGTTCGCAGCGATCAATCCCGACTTCCTCGACCTCATCGAACTGCGCATCCGGCCGCAGCCTATTCGCGGCACCTGGGATGCGACGCGCATCGACGAGGAAGGGCAGGGCAGTGCCTTCGAACTCTTCGACGACGGCCACACCGAAGCGCCAGGCGAAGAGGTGATGCTGTTCGGCCACGTGTGGGACTTCTGGTGCACATGGAAGCATCCCAAGACCGGAAACGGCCCGCTGTACATCATCGATGAGTGCCACGTGGCGTACCCGAAGATCGGCACCGACAAGCACGTTGTCCAGTGGTACAAACTGAGCCGCCATTTCAACGCCGATGTGCTGTTGATCACTCAGAATTTCCGGGACGTAAACGAGTCCATGCGCGGCCTGTTGGCGATGGTCGTGAAGGTCCGAAAGGCTGACGTTCTCGGCAAGCCCGACCACTACATCCGCAAGGTGCACGCCGGCTACCGTGGCGCTGTCATCAGCACCGAAGAGCGCAAGTACAAGCCCGAGTTCTTCCCGCTGTACAAGAGCCACACGCAAGGCAACTCCGTTTCGGAGGCTGCGGCAACGGATGTGTCCTCCAACGTGCGCAAATGGAAGCGCGCAACCAGCTTGGTGTTCGTTCTCGGCGGCGTGCTCGTGGTGTGGGCGTTCTGGCCCAAGGGCGATACACCTGCCACCCAGGTGAAGACGAAATCGGCCGACCTCGCGCCCTGGCAAGTCGAGGCCATGAAGCTGAACAAGCCGGATATGCAGCCCATCGCCCCTATCGACTGGAGCAAGGTTCCGACACTGCCAGAAGAGACCAAGCAAGCCGTCGAGCCTCCGGCGGAGATACCTGAGCCGCTAGGAGGAAAGGGCGTCCACCTCGCCGGCATGGTCAGCATGGGTGCCCGCACCGTCTACAACTTCGTGTTGTCCTCGTCCGGTCAGCGCATCGGCGACGCGACCGACGCCGACTTGCGCACGATGGGCTACGAGTGGCAACCGCTCACGCATTGCGCCGGCACGATGAAGTGGAAGGGCAAAGCGCGGGCCGTCACCTGCGACGCTCCTGTACTGGCCCAGGGTGCCCAGGATCGCCCCGTGGTGGTCGGCATGAACACGGCCGGCAACGTGGTGGCCACCAGCGCGCAGGGCGGCATCGACTACCGCCCGGCTGCAGCCCCAGGCACCAGCACTGCGGCCGATGTGACGGCACGCTACCGGTGAGCTTTCCAATCACGCCTGCCGTACAAGGCACTGACAACAGGTCCCCGAAAAAGAGGTCCTAGAACGCGTTTGCAGACCAGATTGCGGCCCACGTATCGACGCAAACATTGCGCATTACGTTCCCGGGAGGAAAGATGCTGATTGGTTATGCGAGGGTGAGCACGACAGACCAAGACAATGCTCTGCAGATGGACGCTCTGAAGCGCGCCGGCGTTCGCCAGGTGTATGCGGAAAAGACCAGCTCGGTAGGTGCCAGGCCGCAGCTGCAGATCGCCTTGGCCGCGCTTCGGCCAGGTCAGACGTTGGTAGTGTGGAAGCTGGACCGCATCGCGCGCAGCCTCAAAGACCTGCTCGCCATCCTCGATGGATTGAAGGCGCGCGGCATCGCGCTTAAGTCGCTAACTGAGCCCATAGACTCTTCGTCGGCGATGGGCGAATTCATGCTGCAAATCCTCGGAGCATTCGCGCAGCTAGAACGCTCGATGATCAGGGAGCGCGCCATAGCTGGCCAGGTCGCTGCGTACATGCGGGGTGTTCG